CTATGACCCTCTCGTCAAGGTACGCGGTTATCTCTTTCGGAGTAGGTATTTTTCCGTTAGGGATGAGTTTTCTGATGTCAATGTTTTGGTTAGTTTCGTCTTTGTACATTTTGTTTCACTTGAACTCTGTTATTGTTATTCTTGCATTCAAGCACTGTTGTAACGAATTTTAGGCCGTTTTATTACAGCACAAACATTTTTTTTTATATTTATAATAAATAACGCACTAACCTTTATCTAAATGAAACGCATAATTAGGCTAAATGAAAGCGACATTAAAAATATTGTCAGAAGTGTAATTATTGAATCAGTCGACCGCGATGGCCACCTGATTTTCGACGACCCTGTATTAGCTAACGACGCAGACGATGAAGTCTATAAAAATACACATTCATTCGATGGCACAGAATCATACAACTACAGTCTGGTTGATAAATTTGCTGATACAATAACAAACCTTGACAGTAATAGCGCCAGGTTTGTGGCATATGAGTTGTACAGAGATGCAGATGAGAATATGGAGAATGTCATGCTGGGCATCATAGAACGTATGGACCCGACCCCAAATAGATATAGATAAAGTAATATTGAAATGACCGTAAACGAGGTAAATAAAAAAGACATACAATTGGATGTATATAAGCCAAAGAACAAGCTTAACCCGAAATTCTTCAAGGATGACGGTATGTTGAAATCGGATGTCAGGCTTGCCCTTCTGGACATAACTGACGATTTCATAAAGACTTTGAAAGTGAATTGGGTCAAGCCAAAGCACATATACATCATAGGCTCGGTTGTGAACTTCAACTGGAACAGGTCGTCCGATATCGACATCAACATAATGTACGATTTCAAGAAAGTCTACAAGAAAGAGGACTTTGTCGAAGACTATTTCTACTCGAAAAGGAACGACTGGAACAAAAAACACGAGCATATCAGGGTGAAAGGATACCCAGTGGAGTTCACCATCGTCGACATCAACAAACAGGGTGAAGCCAGCGGCGTGTACGACCTCGAGAAAAACAAATGGGTCAAGGAACCCAAGGATATGAACGATTCGGCACTCAACAAACCGTATATCAAGCGTTACTGTGCTAAGCAGATGACCAAGATAGATGATATTTGCGGGAAAATAGACAAAGAAACCGACAGGAAGAAAATCGAAACCCTTGCCGACAAGCTTGCCGCAATCGAACAGGAGGTCGTCGATGTGAGAAAGGCTGGCCTGAAAACGAAAGAGAAAGAGATGTCCACTGGCAACATTATAGCCAAGGTTATCAAACACGCTGGCTATATAGAGAAAATCAGGAAGTATGTGGCCAAGGCATACGACAAACAGGTCTCTGTCGCTGAATCCAAGAAAGTCTTTTGTATCAGCGAGGCCCAGGCCAGGGAGATTAAGAGAAGACTTGGCGGGAATATACTGTATGTAGCGGTGGTCCTGGACGAGGAATCCAAACACAGGCTTATGGAGGCCGTGAAGAAACAAATCGCGGAAAGCAAAATCGCTAAGTGGAACGGTTTCAAAATAATATGCCATCACCACACCATAGCATTCAAGGACAAATTGACTGACGACATCGCCAAATGGGCCAGCGAGCACAATGGAGAGGAGTTTGAAATGACGACAAAGGCTATCGGCGTGTCGGACAAAGCTCTCGCTGTCGAAGTTGACACCGACCTGCCATGCACCAACAGCATCAAGCACATAACGGTGATGACTAACCCAGAAACCAACGGCAAACCAGTCGATTCTAATTTTATATTAGATTGGAAGCCGTTTGAGAAAATACCTCTGAAAGGACGCCTCACAATATTTTACAGATAACCTTGTGATAGAGTGGATGTACATTTTCAAAATGTCCACTATTTATAATTAATAATGAATAATAAGCTTATATAAACGATATGGCAAAAGATTTCAAAACTGAGCTCAAGAATATGGAACGCCTTATCAACTACGGTATGAACGAATCAAAGAAGTCTACCGATAGCAAAGGCATTATCGAATACAGCCAGCTCGGAGCGGACGGAAACACATACGGTATCCTCAGGGAGGGAACCAAATACTATGTGAAAGTCGCCCCTAAGAAGAACACTGAAATTCTTGCTGAGGACTATGACTATGTCGGCGGTTTCAACAACCGCAAGTCATATGATTCATACACAAGGGCTTCACAGGCCCTGAACTTCCAGCTGATGTCTGTGAACGAGGCTGTTGGTTCAAAGAAACCTGTCAAGTCGCAGTATGTTATCAATGAATCAGCCGAATGGCAGAACGCACAGACAAAGGAAGCCCGCCAGGAACTCAACCGCTTCTATGAACTATGCAACAACGTGGACAACCTCCTAAATGAGAATGTACATTACATAAAAGAGAGTAGCGGCGACCCGTTCACCGACAGCCCTTCAAAGAAAGACGGCGGTGGACACAAGGGCCATGTCGGAAGCCAGCAGAAGCTCGGAATTACCGATAAAGCCTATGTGCATGGCGGCAAGAGCGTCAACCCAGATACCGTGTACCAGAAGAACGGTGTCAAGGGAACCAGCCCAAGCGGCAAGTATGAGGCAGCCTGCGGCGACCATAACGTCGACGAGGACGGTGGCAACCCATATCAGGACAAAGCCAAGAAAGGCATGAACGAGTCAGAAGTTCTCGCTTGGAGAGGCGACCGTGCGTTTGTGCACAAGTCAAGCGACAGCGAACTTGACAGAAGCCACGGAACCGAAATCGGCGACACTGCGCCTTATGACAATAAAATCAACGAGGAGGAGAACGACTGGGGCAGCGAGGGCCTTCCTGGAAAACCAGGCATTGGAAACCCGAAGGACTACAAGGAGCCTTTCACCAGCGACACCAAACAGCCAGTGAGCGAGGAATATGTTTTCGAGGTTGAGATGGATGACTTCGGCGGCACCGACGAAACTGTCGACGTGCAGCAGGGCGGCGGAATGCAGGAACCTGTGATGGAAGGAACCGTGCTTGACGACTTCGGAAAGCACCCAGCCTACCAGAAAAAGGTTATGTCGCTTCCACAGAACGCCGACTCCTCAAAGTGGGGCCGCGACTGGAACGACGATTCAACCAAAGGCGAGAAGCCTTACGGCGTGCAGATTGGCAGCAGCGCCCCGTTCGACGACGCTGTTGAGGCAATCACCAACGCCATCGTCAGCGAACTTGGTAAAAAAAAAGACTGAGTGAAGCCACGTACCTAAACTTAGGTAATAACGGAGCTCCAGCGTCTGGCATGCCTATGGGCGGCCCAGCTGCTGGGGCTCCTGCCGCTCCAGACCCGATGGGCGGAGGAATGCCAGCTGACCCGATGGCAGGAGGCGACCCGAACGCGATGGGCGGCGGAATGCAAGGTGCCCCTATGGCGGGCGGCGACCCGAACATGATGGGCGGCGGAATGCAAGGTGCCCCTAGGGCGGGCGGCGACCCGAACATGATGGGCGGCGGAATGGGTACAGACCCGATGGCAGGGGGAGACCAGAACGCGATGGGCGGGGGCTTTGGCTCTAACGGGAACGGTTTCGACATGGGTATCGGAATGACGCCTGAGGAAGACCCGAAGAAATATATCGAGGGCGCTGCCGCAAAAATCGCCAGCGAGCTCAGGAAATACCAGCAGGGACTCCCCAAGCCAGACATGGAGCTCAACAAGACTGCCGTGAACACAATAGCCGCCGCGACAAAGACTGGGCTCCAGCCGAACCAGATGGACGAGCTTATGTCCAGTTATGCCGACGCCATGAGGCGCGAGGGCGGTGACGGTTCTGACGGAGACAACGGCGGAGATGCAAACATGGACGATACCGCCGACCAGAACACTGGCACAACGCCAGGAGCCGACCCGAACGCTGGCGGAATGGCAGGAGCCGACCAGATGACTGGCGGAACCGACCCAACAGCTGAGCAAACCCCGTTGCAGGAACGTTTCAACAAAGTGTTTGAAGAGTTCTTCCAAAGAAAAAAGGAACTGGAAAAAGAGACTCCAAAGGGTGAAATTGAACAGCTTGGGCAAAGAGACAGTTTTACCAGGAAGCCTTTCACGGCACCAATCAATAAAAACTAAGACTGTCCAATCAAACAGGCATCCGTCCATATCGGACGGATGTTTTTTATTTGTGCCCTATATATTTATATTATATAAACGTTAGCATATGTCAAAATTCAAGATAACCGAAGAACAGGCAAAAGCCCTGATAAATGAAATGCTCAAGTTAAGCGACAGCGACGCCGACGGAAAACCAAACCCTGGCAACCCGATGGACACAATCAAAAAGGTCGCCCAAAAGGCTTCCGCAAGCCCAGACCTCAATAACGCAATCAACAAGGGAGACGTGGCCATGTCAGCCAAGACCCCAGACGGATTCGACGTGGCGGCGAAAAAATCTACCGTCGATGAGGGCATCATTTCGTTCAAAAAATTAAACGAAATGCGAACCAGGAATATGAAGAAGGGTTCAAAAGTCATCAGTCTGAATGAATTTTTCTTTGGTCCGAAAAAATAACAATATAACAAACCTTGTGGATTATGCTGCCTAAATTCCTTGAAGACGCAATCGAAAAGAACACCACCTCGCTTGGCACGCACCCAGCGTTTCCGCCAGACGAGGAGGAGAGTTTTGTCGGGTATATCGTCAGGAAACGATACAACGAGGTGATGGGTGGCATGACATGTGAAGATGTAACGGAAGTAGCCCGTACACTCAACAAACTGGTCACTGAATGCACCAAAATCGAGGAACCAATCAAGGAAGCATTGGAAAACCTGTGTTCAAACCTGTGCGCCAAGATATTCAAAATACCAGAAGATACCATCACAATACGCGGAAAGCTGGTCACTTCCTGCGATATGTCCAAGTACAGAATGACACCTGAACCAGTTTCGGATTTCACGTTCAACGACATCGATGACATGAAAGAACTGTCTGACGAGGTCTACAAAAGAAGGATGGTTGACGCTCTCATATGCGGCGCCTCAATCTATTATGCGACAAATATCGAGATGTATGTCCAGGAGATATACAAACTTGACCCTCGGCTGGTGGATTTGTATCAGAAGATTATCAAATACAACAACATACTTCTGTTTAACCAGAAAGACACAATCAAGTCAGTTTTGAGGTCCAACAGCGGGAAAGTGGACGTCAATATCGGCGGCGAAAACGAGAGGATTGTCGTGGATGCCGAGGGAACCATATTCCCAGTGCTGCTCGAATACGTCATACACGGTCTGCTTGAGGTTGCCTCGCTGCACGGTCTGCCGACCGACAGGGAGAGGGCTGAATATGTGATGGCCAAGGCCGACTACCGACTGGCCGAGAACTGGGACATGCGCCTCGGCGTTCCGTTGTGGGGCATACTTGCCGACGAGCTGTCGGAATGCGGCTACGATGTGACCGAGGTGGGGGCGAACTTTGTGATTATGGAGATTTCCAGGTTGAAGCCTGAGATGTTCAACACGTATCTGCAGAACGCTTTCAAAAGAACGAACAAGGGCATCGAGATGACCAAGGAACTTGCCGATACAATCGAATACAACAAAGATGTCGACGATTTCAACAACTTTGTCCAAGTTAATAATGAAAAATATCCAATAAACGACAATTCCGAATACAGTTCGGACGAATTGAAAATTCTCAGTGAAGATTGTTTTACCCCAGACGAACTGATGGAACAGTCGTTGGGTGTCGAGTAAACACAAAAACCATTGTTATGGCTATCAATTTCGCTGAAGAATACGCCAAAGGCTATTATGACAAAACAAGGCGATATTTTATTGAACATTATCTGTCGACATTCAATGCCGACGAGAGAAAGGACGTCCCTTTCAAAGTTTTCCCAAGACAGTACGAGTTCCTGAAAAGCCTCAGGGACAACAGTAATACAATCGCTATCAAACACCGTCAGGCTGGTATCACTACTGTTACGGCTGGATGGGCCACTGGACAGTGCGTATTCGCCCAGAAGGACGCTCCAGAGACAATCCTGTGCATAGGCAATAAGTTGGACATATCCCAACAGCTGCTTGAAAAAATGGTCAATTTCCTGGACCAGGTGCCCAGGTGGATGTGGGGCAGTGACTACTATTCACCAGACCCTAACAGCTCAAAAAACACCAAGTCGATATACAAAACCAGGAACAAAGACAAAATTGAATTGTTCAACGGGTGCAAGATTTACGCCCGTTCATCTGGCGAAAACGCGGCCCGTGGTGTGTCGGCCGTCTCTATCCTGATATTCGACGAGGCGGCATTTATCCAGAACGGAATTTCCGTGTACACCCAAGCCGTTGCCGCTACATCCTCTGTGAGGGACGCCAAGATTATCATGGTGTCGACCCCGAACGGCAAGGACCAGCTTTATTACAGGACCTACGCCAACGCCCTGAAAGGCGTCAATAACTACACCCCAGTGGAGTTCAAATGGTATCAGGACCTGCGATACCAGCGTAATTTGAAATGGTGGAGGAAAAATGCCGAGACTGGCGAAATAGAATGGGATATAGACCCAGTGGTGGGCCCTCGCGGAGAAATTGAGTACAATGAAGACAGATGGAGGAAACTTGAAAAGGACGGATGGAAACCCGAAAGTCCGTGGTATGTTGAGATGTGCAAATCGTTCAACATGGACGAGCAAAAAATTGCACAGGAACTGGACGTCTCGTTCCTCGGTTCATCAGACAACGTGATACCGCCAGAGGTAATCGAATACCATCTACTCCAAAATGTGGTGCGCCAGGTTTCGGACGACGACTGGGAGTTGAAGGACCCATACGTTACCGATACCTGGATATGGGAGGACCCGATACCTGGGCACAGGTATGTGTGCGCCATAGACGCGTCCTCTGGCTCCGCAGAAGACAGGACTGCAATCGAGATAATCGATATCGACGCTATCGACGATAAGGGCACCCCGTATTTTAACCAGGTACTGGAATACTACGGCAAGAAGACTGGCGACGAAATTGGCGAAATGGTCTATCACTATGCCACGGCATACAACAACGCCCTTGTGGTTGTCGAGTGTATCGGCGGCTACGGCGACGCTGTTATCCTGACCCTCATGGCCAAGAAATACAAGAACATCTACATGGACGACCCAGGATTGAAGACTTACACTGTCCAGAAGGCATACTCGAAGTTCGGCATCAAGGAAGGCGACAAGCTGCCTGGCTTCAGAACAAACGCCGTCCGTGTCCAGATGATTGGTAATTTTGTAACCACATTAAAAGATAACAGCCTGAGGATTAGAAGTATGAGAGTTATCACAGAAATGGAGACTTGGATTTGGAAAAACCAGAGACCAGACCATATGGACGGATGCCACGACGACAGTCTGACATGCCTGGCCATGTGCATGTTCGTCATCCAGTTCTACGTAATCAAGAACGACAAAGACAAAGCGATGTCAAAGACAATCTTGGTTTCATTCAGGGTAAACAACATGGGCCGCAACGGCAAAGCCAAGGTATACGACTATAAGGAACCGATTTCCGCTGTCAGGCCGATGCCATTCTATACATCGGCCAACAATAAAAGGGCCAGGGACAAAAAACTGAACGCCACTTTGCTGCTGTGCGGTTTCAAGCGCAGATAGTTTTGTTTATTGCCCGCAGTCTAATTATATTAGTAGAAAAGTGATACAATGGCAACTATATTCCAAAAATTGAACAAGGTTTTCACCGACGGTGTTAGCGGTGCCACATCGGCCAACTACACCAGGCGAGTGAACAACTACAGCGGGCTTGGCTCCGATGATGTGATATTCACCACCAACTCGAAAGATGAATATGTCAACAAACTGGCACAGCTTAGACAGCGGAGGCTTCTGGCAAAACAGTGGAAACGTGCACAATATGAAGTATCGAACAACGCACTGACAAACCAGACCGAAGTTCAGATGATGTACCGCGAGGCCGACATGATGGACCTTTTCCCCGAAATAGGCGCGGCTTTGGATATCTACATGGAAGAGGGCACATACGTCAAGCCCAACGCCCAAATGATTAACGTCGCATCCAAATCGGAGCGTATCAAGTCTGTACTTGAGGACCTGCTGTACAACAGGCTGTCGGCGAACACAGTCGTGCCCATGGTCATGAGGAGCACCGTAAAGTACGGAAACACGTTCATGCTACTCAACACCACCGAAGACAACGGTATCGTCGGCTGGAAACAGCTGCCAGTGTATGAGATTATGCGTTTTGAAAACGGCATGGACAACCCGTACAGTGCAGGGTTCACGGCATTGCAGAACATAGATGTGGACAAAGAGGATTCTACGAAATTCGTGTGGTATGGAAAAAATGAATACATCCCGTACCGAAACTGGCAGATTGCCCATTTCAGGCTGCTGTACGATTCATTGTACCTGCCTTACGGCGTGTCGGCCCTGAACAAGGCCAGGAGACACTGGCGCATGCTGTCCATTATGGAGGACATGATGCTCATGTACCGTCTAGAAAGGTCTGTCGAGCGCCGCGTGTTCAAAGTGAACGTCGGTGCCATTGACGAAGAGGATGTCCCAGCCTATATGGACCAGGTTGCGAACGAGTTCAAGAGAACCCCTATCATAGACCCGCTCACTGGCCAGCTTGACCTGAGAAGGAACGTAATGTCACAGATGGATGATTTTTTCATACCTGTCCGTGACCCGTCAGAGCCCAACCCTATAGAGACACTGTCCGCTGGCCAGAACATGACCGCAATGGATGATATCAAATTCGTCCAGAACAAGCTTTGCACGGCACTTAGGGTTCCAAAGTCGTTCCTCAACTTCGAGGAGAACACTGGCGACGGGAAGAACCTGTCGATGCTGGACGTGCGTTTCACCAGAACCGTGAACAGGGTCCAGCAGATGATACTCATGGAGCTCAACAAGGTGTGCATAATCCATCTGTACCTCCTCGGCTTCGAGGACGAGCTCACGAACTTCACCCTGTCGATGAACAACCCGTCCTCACAGGCCGAATTGATGGAAATCGACAACATGTCGAAGAAGATAGAGATGGCCAAGAGCGCGGTAGCAGACCCAGGTGGCGGGCTTCCGATTATGTCCGTGACAAGGGCTTGCAAGGAAATTCTTGGATGGGGTGACAAGCAGATTGCCGACAATCTGGAAGAGCTCCGCCTTGAAAAGGCTCTGGCCGCCGAACTTGAAGGCACGGCCCAAGTCATCAAGAGGACTGGCCTGTTTGACAAGGTCGACAATCTTTACGGGGACATTGAGGCCATGAACAACCCGAACAGCGGCGCTGGCGGGGGTGGAGACCAGGAAGGCGGTGGAGACGCTGGCGGCGGAATGCCTGGCGCCCCTGGTGACATGGGCGGAGGAGACGACGCTGGCGGAGACATGGGCGGTGCCGACGGAAGCATGGACATGGGCGACGCTGCGGCCATGGAAGGCGGCGGTGACGCTAACGGGGGAGGCACCCTTGCCGAAAGCTTCATGGACAGGCTGCTGGCCAAGACACTCAATGACAAAAAGGCTGTCCTTGGCGAGCACATGGCCAAGGTCAAACACTACCAGGACCTGCTGGCTAAAAGAAGAGAGAAAGACGAGTTCATGAAAAGCGGCCAGGGGAACGTACCGCTGCTGGATAAGGCTTTCTTTGTAAACGAGGAACTCAATTCGATAACCAAAGGGCTTCAGACGAAAATTTCATCAGCAAAAACCACAATTAACGACTGATGATATTTATATAAAAACTATCAGTTATGACTAACGAAATTGAAACATACACATCAGTGGGAGTCAAGTTGCTGTCAGAGGCTATTTCTCTCTATGAAAACAACGACCTGCAAGCTGCATATGAAAAATACCAGAAAGCTGGCAAATATTTGGGGGAGGCCAGCCAGCTCCTCGAAACCGAGGACGGCAAGCTTTCTATGGTATACGGTGGGAATCGTAACTTTGGCGTTATCTACAAGGTATTTGAAAACAACACCAAGGAACTTCTGAAAAACAAGTCAGCCAAAAAGCAGTTAGCCAAAATCTTGAACACCATAAAGGAGAACAAAGTCTTGATGGACGAGTTTTCCGTTTACAACGCTTTCACAAACCCGACGGATGTCGAGGACGCTGACAAATATGTGAACGAATCGATATCGCTCATCAAGCATTATTCACCAGAGACGCTGAAAGAGAACAACGACAAGCTCATCAAGGTAATCAGGGAATGCAACTTGGATGAGAACGTGACGCTGACCGATGAGGAAACCGAACTATTCGAGGGTATCGAGTACCTTATCGTTAACAGGAAAAACTTCTCCAACTTGAACCAATACTCAAAAATCCAGAAAATGCTTTGCGAACATGTTGGCGAAAACAATTTCGTCAAAGGCGGTAATCCAGACCTGGACGGATTGTACGAAGACAAGGCCAATGAACTTGTAAGAAAACACAACAGCGAGCTCAACGAATACGAAATAAAACTGATACGCGATGTCACAACAAACGAGGACAAGGCCAGAAGATTGTTTGCCGAGAACCAGGCCAGGGCGATAGAGCTGGTGCAAAGGGAAATCGACAAAGGCGAGGACAGTGATTCCTGGAAGTCAATCCTGGAAAACATCAGCGGCAAGACGTTCGACAGGAATACAGCCCTGACAGATATCGCGGAGTTTATCGAAATGACGAACGAACTTGAAGACTAGGCTATATAATTGAAATAGCCCCGCTCAGTTTTCCTGCTGGGACATGAAAAATCCACTTTTTTAGGTGGATTTTTTTCTTTTGTCAAAAAATTGTTGTATATTCTGTGTGCGTACGCGTGCGCGTGAATAAAGATTCTATTAACCATTAAATGAACAGCAAGGTATTGACCAATGAATACAAAGAAGAGATTGAAAACGTAGGGACCCTCTACTACGGTTCACCTGACGAAAAGTCCTGCAACGTCATATCGATGACAATGAAGGGGAAGTTCGAGCCTACACATGAAAGCAGCAACTTTGAGAAAAACTCGATAAGGGCCAGACATATGTTCATAGCTTCTGGAACCGAACACCTGGACAGCCTGCCGTGGATAGACAGCCACTACATATTCACAGCCGACTTTACTGAGAAAGGCATCACATACGGAAAGCCGAACAAGTACAAGTACCAGCTGTTCGTCAGGCCGAACAAACCGAAAACAATCGAGGAATACAGGGGCGACGTGTTCACTCTGGCCACAACCATGAACGGATATTTGGGCAGGTCTTTTGAAGAAAACGGGTTCACATTCGCATAATTCGGGATATAACACCCATTTATTATAAAGCACTGACTATTCAGTGCTTTTTTTTATTTGGGATATATTTATTTAGTAAATTGACTGTAATGAACAAAAATATATCCCAACTAACTGAAGTGAAGAAAGGCCAGTCTGGCACTGGGTTGTTGCTCGAACGCGACGCGGGCCACATTATAGGTAATGCGGATATTGTTAACCAGATAAAAGAGGACATTGACCATCACAAGGAATATGTGATACCCGATAAGTTCACGGTCAGTGCTGTGTTCCAGAAATACGGAATAAAGAATGCGAACGGCAGGGTGTATCCTGAGGCAATCCTCAAGCCAGCCGTCGAGAAGTATATCAATGAAAGAGTTCTAACTCACTGTGCCATAGGAGCTTTGGACCACCCTGAGACCACTGTTCTTTCAGGACACGACGTTACACACAATATCACCAACCTGGAATGGCAGGGGCACACCCTTATCGGCGAGATGGACCTCCACCTGTCGCCAGCGTTCAGGAGATACGGCGCGATATACACGTCTGGAGACGCTGTGGCCAACCTGATACTTGACGGTATCCTGGTCGGTGTGTCGTCAAGGGGTGTCGGCACTGTTACCCAGCGCCTCGGTGTGCTTGAAGTCGAGGACGACTTCGATTTGATAAGCTGGGACGTCGTATGCGAGCCCAGCACCCCTGGTGCATACATCGCGTCCAGCAGAGAAGGTTTGGTTCAATATCTCGAATCCAGCCAGGAAAACAATGGCAGACCCATGGTGAACGAAAGGCTTGAACGTGTCAAAAAAATCCTTTTGTGAACAGTACCAGCTTAATTTTGGCAAATGCCTACTATTTATATTAAAATAATAACCTTATATTCAAAATAAAATGGCTAAGGAAAAAATTAGGACTAAGTATATCAAAGGTCTTATAGCTGACAAAGAGGAACTTAGCAGAATACTCGAAGAGTCTACAAAGGATTCGTTGAATTATCTGCTGGACGAAAGTGTCAACCGCACTATCAGACAGGTTCTTGCTGAATCAGAAGACGACTTTAAAGAAGAAGAGGTCGACCCCAAGGAAGAGATGTCTTTCGATGGAGGTTCCAAAGACGACGGCAACTTCGGCAGTGCCGACAGCGGAAGCACCGACGACGCTAGCCAGACGGCTGGCGACGGCAACGGCGATGAGGGAGTTTGGAACGGCCTGGAACAGTACAAGGATTCCGAAGGTGAGTATGACCTAAGAGGGGAAGATATTGGCAAAGTTCTCGACATTCTTCAGCAGATTGACCCCAACGACGAGGAAAACGGCGTCCGTATTGTAAAGACCAGTGATTCCACGGCAGAGGTCATACCCGACGGAGAGGGAGAGGAATTTGAAATCAATATTGAAGGCGGCGACAACGCCGAACCTAACGGGTTCGAGAACGACAGCCAGACATCTGACGCCAGCCTCGACGGAAACGACGGCCTTGAGAAAGGGGCCGACGGAGAAGGCGACGGAAGCGACATGATGGATGACATCGACCTCGGCAGCATTGAGGGTGGGGACAACCCTGACGGGGAAACCACTTTCGAATTAGAAATCGGAGACGATAACGACAACAACAAAGACGACATGGTAAACGAAGGAAACGTAGACCTTGGCTACACAGACAACTATCAGAAGAAGACCGCCATGACCATGCCTCATGACAAGGGCGAGGGCGAGGGCGACAGCAAGTTCGACCAAGGTGCCCCGACTGGCGACGGAAAACGCTGGGTAGGCTCAGACGGCGCCAACGGCGGAAACCCATACACCAAGAAGGTGAACGAGAACGACGGCTGCGTGGGTCCAGACTGCGGCAACGAGGACGGTACAATCTTCGAGGTTGTCATGGACGACCCGATGGGCGGCGATGAGTGTTCCACAGCCGAATGCGGTATGATGGAGGGTGCCTCGACAATCACCAGGAACAACGCATACACCAACAGCGTTGGCAGGAACCAGGTCCACTCGCCTGAACAGGACGACAAGGTCCGTAACTCCCACAGGGAGGCTGGCCAGAAGCGCGGCACTGGTGTAGGCCGCGGTCTTACCAACGAATCCAGGGAAATGGAAAACTTCCGTCGCAAGGCCAACGCTATCCTCGCAGAGAACAAGGAGCTCAGGGAGATTGCCACCCAGATTAAGGACAAGCTCCATGAAGCGGCTGTCATCAACAGCAGTCTCGCCAAGGTCATCAAGCTTTTCACCGAGAACACGACTTCTCGCAATGAAAAAATCAATATCCTGAACCGCTTCGACAAAGTTCAGACCCTCAAGGAGAGCCGCGAACTGTACGAGCAGATTTCAGGTGAACTCAACCAGAACGTTCGCAGGGACAACAAGAATCTTATTGCCAGCCAAATAGTTGAGGCTAAAACTAATAACAATAACATGATTGTTGAAACCAACATGCTGAACTCAAGTGCCGAACTCCAGCAGATTCTCGATTTGCAGGAAAGGTTGTCAAAAATATAAAAGCGTAATTCATAGCAACTTTTAAAAAAAGGCACTATTTATAATTAAATAATAACCAAACAACGATAACAATATGAGAGAACTTCTTAACTCAGGTGCAGTAGGTAATATCGAACTTAACGCACAAAAGAAAATTCGTCAGGATATTCAGGAGCGCTGGAGCCGTCTCGGACTGGTCAAGGGTCTTGAGGGTAACATCAAAGAGACCGTTGCAACCCTTTACGAGAACCAGGCAAAGCACCTTCTGAAAGAAGCTACTGCTTCTGACAACAGCGGCTCATTTGAGACTGTTGTGTTCCCGCTTATCCGCCGTGTATTCAGCAAGCTTCTTGCTAACGACATCGTTTCGGTACAGGCTATGAACCTGCCTATCGGTAAGCTGTTCTACATCAAGCCTGTCACTTCTGAACGTGACTGGAACTTCCAGAACCCAGGCCAGATTACACAGGGCGACACTGGCCGTCACCGTGGCCTGATGGGTTACGAGCGTACCGACCGCAACCAGGGCGGCGCACAGAACAACCGCTACTACCTCCCAGACGAAACTATCAACACCGTCAGCACGGCTGGTGACTGGGTGGTTCGCGACACCGCAAACAACAACGCAATCGTCAGCCAGCATAACGACGAGGCCGCAGCCCGCGCCGCAGCCCTTGCAAACCCAGACTATGTCTTCGGTCGTGAGACCCCAGAGGTAACACAATACATGAAGAAGACTCTGTATGACCTGTTCTACAACGACTTCCTGTACGACAACAGTAAGGGTAAAATCACCATCAACGTTGGCTCGGCAGTTCCTGTTGAAATCAAGGCTGACGGTACTTACAACACCCTGACTGCAATTCCTGTTGACGCTCAGGACGGTTCACTCCGCAAGCTCCTTATCGAGCTCACTGGCTTCAACAGCTACAATGCTGGCCACCTCACTGGCCCAGACGGTAACGAACAGGATACCGAGACCTTCCTGGCTTCTCTGAAAGTCATTGCAACATCAGCTCTTGCCGCATCAGGCGACTTCAGTGGCTTCGCAGCAGGTGAGGCCATCCACTTCAATGTTGTAACCCAGAAGTACGGAGACCAGCTCGTCAACCGTGACGACCCAGCCGACACTAAGGGTCACATGTATATCGAACTCGACCTCACGAAACCTGTCCGCAAGCAGGGTGTCACCATGGACGGATACATCGGTATCGACCCAAGTCTCGTAACCCCGCAAAACGTCAACACGCTGTTCCAGATTGCTTGGTGTTCATACGACAGCCTCGAGCTCGAGACCGAGATGGGTGAGGTAAGCTTCCAGCTGACTTCTGTCGACGTGTCAGTCGAAGAGCGTAAACTTCGTGCAACATGGTCGCCAGAGCTTGCTCAGGACGTTAGCGCATTCCACAACATCGACGCTGAGGCCGAGCTTACCGCTATCCTCTCAGAGCAGATTGCCGCTGAAATCGACCGCGAAATCCTTCGCGACATCCGTAAGAGTGCTCCTTGGACCGCTCGTTGGGACTACAACGGCTGGCAGAGGCTTGCCGCAACCAGCACTGTCTACACCCAGAAGGATTGGAACCAGACATTGATGACTAAAATTAACCAGATTTCGGCACAGATTCAGAAAGCCACTCTCCGTGGCGGTGCCAACTGGATTATCGTGTCAGCTGAGATTTCAGCAGTTCTGAACGACCTCGAGTACTTCCACGTGACCGACGCCAGCGCCGAGAGCGACACCTACAACATGGGTATCGAGAAAATCGGTGCTCTCCAGGGCCGCTACAACGTAACCGTTGACCCATACGCACCACACTGGTCACTCATCATGGGTCACCACGGCACCAGCCTCCTGGACACTGGTTACATCTACGCTCCATACGTGCCAATGGCACTCACCCCAACCATGTACAACCCGTTCAACTTTGCTCCTATCAAGGGTATCTGCACCCGTTACGCAAAGAAACTTGTCAACAACCGTTACTACGGCTCAATCAAGTGCGACGGCTTGATGCACTGGGATATCAACCTGATGAGATAAGCGAAAGCTTGTACCCTGATACGGAAAAGCACGGTTTCGACCGTGCTTTTCTTTTTTTTGTACTGTTTTTGGAAAATACTGATATTTATTATATATTAAGTATATACCAGACCTATGAAGCGAATAGTAAAACTCAACGAAAGCGACGTGAAAGCCATGATTAGAATGGCCCTGAACGAGGTATATGCATCAAGCGACAAAAGACCAATCTATTCATACAACGACAAGCTTGAACTTGTCAAGGACAGGAACATAGTGGACGGCGGAAACTTCGCGATTAGGCGCAACGGCGTACAATACTGGGTTTCCAGGTCAAACACAATCTCACTGTACGTATACTGCAAGGACGTGGACGGAAGCTGGTGTGTGCTTGCTTCAAAGCGCGGCCCCAATGCGACACAAAGCGGTCGATGGAACGTGGTGTGCGGTTTCCTGGACTACGGATATTCACTCGAAGAAACAGCTGTCAAGGAATGCCAGGAAGAGACTGGCGTTTCGATTGACATCAATTCACTCCATCTTATAGGAACCAATTCAAGCAGGAGGCACGACGCTGTGAACAGTTGCTTCTACGCAGTGTTAAACGGAACTATCGACCAGTATCCGACCGACATCAGCGGATGTGAGGAGGGTGAGGTGTCCGAAGCCAAATGGATTAGGTTCGACGAGCTTGATGCGTACCGTTTCGCTGGCCACCAGAAAGAGCATGCCCTGAGCATATTCAAGGAATACTGCGGCGAGGGTAATTCACACAGCAAGGCCATGCTCCTGAGATACCTCAAACAGATGGCTGCCGAGCATGAAATAGACGATAATCAATATAATAACATACTGAATATTTTGAAACATGGATAAGAAAAATATAGCCGACATAGTGATGAAACTGTACTTGTATGGCGACATGTGCAAGATGATACACTATTCCACGGACAAGATGCACTGCCACTCCCTGTGCGACGATGTCAGGGACACAATAACTGAGTTTGCGGACGACCTGGCTGAGAAAGCATTCGGACATACTGGTAAGCCCTCATTCGGTGACTTCTCACTGAAGCTTTCGATAAACCACAGCAGCGATATTTCAGATGTCTGCAAGAACGCGACCGACCTGGTAGAAACTCTTAGAAAGAGTATCGAGAACGATGCAAAATACAGCGGCATAGTCTCCATTATCGACGATTTCAAGTCCGACATGGCACAGAAGGTGTACCTTGCAACGTTCGATAACGTGTCAGACAAGAGACTTGACGAGGCCGTTGACAAGGTTATAAACAAACTGCTGAATAAAAGGGTTTGCGCCTCAAATGCACCAGTCGGCAAAACACTAGGCAGACAATAAACTTAAACATCATGGCTAAGAAAGGTAAACATTTCAACTACGAACCGTATATCAAAAGCCTTGCTGATTTCATTTCAAAATCGTACAAGGTCAAGCCTTTCCCTCAGGTGAAAATCACCAACAGAAACCAGGGGGACGGCGAGGTGTTCATCAAAACTGGATATTACGACCCAGGCGAGAAGCTTATTATGCTCTTTGCCCGTGGCAGGCATCCGAAGGACGTGCTGCGTTCATTCGCGCATGAAATGATACACCACTACCAGAATCTTGAGGGCCGTCTGGAACCAGGCTCGTACAACGGGGACAGGATTGTCGACGACGAGAACCTCGTCAAGCTAGAAGAGGAGGCATACCTGAAAGGAAACATAGTGTTCAGGAGTTGGACGGAGAAAATGCAGAAAGAAATCGAATCGGAGCCGACAGAGCATATGCGCAAGCTCATAAAAATTGACGAGAATATGTTTAAACAAATCGTGTCACTCAGAAAATGAAAAGGACTATAAAGCTAACAGAATCAGACATAAAAAATATAGTATTAGAGGCTGTGTCCCTGTTAAAGGAATACGACAACTATATTTACAATATATACGATGACATAATGGAAGAAACCGACGTTTATGCCCTTTACAACCAGTTCATGGAGGATAAAAACAACGGTGTCGACAGGATTAAATTCAATCTCATACCGAAGGACCAGTACCTGAATCTGCTCACAAGATACACAGCATCACCTGAAACAGCCAGGATACCTGGAAATGTCGTGACATACTGGTTCGAGAATATCATTGTCAAGAACAGTTGTATATTGGATACTTTGACATCTATGGCTGGCCACAGTTCACATTTCCCTGGTGAAGAACTGGCCGATGCGACAGGAATGCCAGAACTTGAAGACTTTGAAAAAGGCAGCGAATATTTGGACGAGATAGGCTTCTATGACTGGGCCAAACTTCCAGACGGTTCCGACGCTATAAGCGACTACGGTCTTCAACCGCTGTTCAAGATATTCAATGAGTACAAACCAAACAGCACGCCAGAGGAAATTTTGATACTCATCAATCGGGCCCTTGATGTTTACCACTGTCGCGGGGACCTTGCTTCAGCCTTTATCGAGGGCGGAAGCAAGACATGTACTGAGATTTCAATGAACGAGGGTGTAGGCCGCAGGGACAACCTCTTCAAATTCGGGAAATATATCGGAAAAGATAAAATGGTTATTATACGGAAAGACCCAGAATATTGCGTCTGGCTTGTTCAGAACTTGGAGCATAATCCATTTACCGATAAACAGCTGGCCCAATTGGATGTGGTATATTATCGGAAATACCAGGTGTTCCCAATAAAGTCGTCTCTGACTCCAAAATATGCGAAAATAAAAGGCAAACTAGTGAGCCGAATGAGTGCCGAGGAACTGCAATACGTATATGACAACGGCAACGATGAGATGAAGTGGCTCGTCCGACAGGAACACCAGAACAGGGGATGGGTCAAAAGGCGTGGCGGCCATGGGACGGCTGGCGCTCCAGCGTTCCAGTCTGACGACGTGGGTGACGAGGCTTGGATGAATGAAAGCCGAAAAAAAAAAACAGACTTTTTTGAGAAACACGGTATAAAGAAAGAGACACTGCCAGGGGACAACGTGCCGTCAATCGGTTTCTCCGAAAAAGAACAGAAATGGTATGGATGGAGCCACAGGGCCATATACGGGTTCGGTGTCGGAAGCGAGGTGAAGAAAGGCGACGCTGGATACGACCCAGTCGAAGGCAAATGGACAGCCAAGACGCTGGACGACGCCAAGAAGATGGCAATCAATTTCGCTAACGCTGTCAGCGAATCAAAAGCCAGACATAGGTGATTCGGCCTGGATGCGCAGCTGGTATTAGCGAGCGATAGGCTTGTCGGATTTTTCCACGATTTCAAATTCAAACATATCGTCATGAATTGTGACTTCGTGGTTTCTTTTTATCCGTATGCCCACAAAATATTTCCCAGGCACCAGTTCGTTTGTGTTTACATAGAAGAAACTTTCGTTGTAGCCCATCTCGACAGGTGTCCAGGATATAGCGTCCAGTTCTACGTCGGTGTCCTTGATGTACAACCTGTATTCCATGCTGTCGACGTGCGGTTCCTGCTTTGTCGTGTAGGCGATTTTGCAGCCAGTGTTCACCTTGCGTATGTCACCCTGCACAATGCGTTCCTGGTGGTTGATACCGTGGCAATACGGGACCAATTTGTCGTCGGTCTTGGTTTCATACGGGAGCCCGAACGAGTAATACCCCTCTGGGGCCTTGGTTGTGAAATACAGTTCCTTGTCTGGGACAGCCATTCCGTTGTATGTGATATTGCTCCAGATATCATAGTGCATGGTCTCGGGTTCGTATTCGCTCGACGGCATGGTGAGCTCGATATAATACACACCCTTTGTGGCCTGTTTTACGGTCATTGGAGCGTCGTTCACGGTACAGATGGGCAGTTGGTCCAGATTGACCATTTTACCGCCTACATTGGCGTAAAAATAGAGTTTGTTCGGCTTGTCCAGGAAGAAGTTCGTTCTGTCGTCGTTTATGTACTCGTCGTAAGTGGTTTCAACGTACGGACGGAAGAATGTGTGCGTGTTGTCTGTGAAAAATCCGACATACTGCGGGTACTCGGTCGTCTGTTCCTCGTATTGCTCGGCGAACGCAATGCCAATGCCATGGTTCTCGATTTCCCCTCTAATCATCGAGTTAACAGTGTCGGTGATATCCAGATTAATGGATTCATTGCCTTTGTCAAAGTGTACAACCCCTATAACCGAGCTGCTTTCCGCGTTCAGCTCATGTCTGGGCACCACACCGTTATGGCTCCACTGTCCCATATTGCTGCAATTATACCAGTTTGAGCACTGGAACGATTCAATCCTGTTTATTGTATTGAAACCGTCGATAAAGAAGTCGTACCCGTATCCGCTGTCCCAGTCTTTATCAATCAGGAAAAACACCAAGTCGAACGAGGCCGCCCTCTCGGCGTCGTTGTATCGGTTGAACCTGTGTCCGTACTTGGACTTCAGCGAACCGACATTCTGCATGTGCAGGACATGGTGCAGTTTGCCCATGTCTGGGTATGTCTTGTCGTCAACGAGCGACCTAATCTTCTCAACATCAAAATATATGAGCCCCCTGCTCGCTGGAACGCCATAATAGAGCTCCATGATTGGGTTGAGGCCGAGGTTTATTCTCTCACCCTCAATTATAGTGTTTGATTTCTCGATAAATGTACGTGTTACTATTGCCATTTTTGAACAAATATATTACATAAATATCAAATGCCACTGAATTAGTGGCACTTGTTCAACTCATTCTTATGTACTCGGCAAGCATTCGGTCAAGATTCTCGTTGAGTATCTGCTTGTCCGCGTCATTGAAACTGGGCGGTTGCGTCGAGAATGGATGCACGTGCGTCCTGACTAGCCTCGTCAGTCTCTTAAGGTATGCTACCAGCATGTCGCCGTATACCATCGGGTGACTGTTGTCCAGGTATCCGTTCGGGCCGAGCATCTCGTCGTCGGACAGTATTTCCTCTGGTTTGGATATTGTCTTGCCTGGCGCAGTGTCTCCGCTGCGGCTCACGAAGTTTATCTTGTCCGCCCCTATGTTGATTATGCTTCCAAACTCCTCGTCCTGGCCGTTGGCAAGCGTGTTTCTCTTGCCTTTCGGGAAGTATTTCATTTGTATGTAGGCTGGATTGACAAGGTTGAAGTACATTCTCTTCGGTAGGTCTGGATGGTCTGGCGTGTCCTGTTTTCCGCACAGAACCCTGACCTCGTTCTCCTTTAGCCTGAGTTCGGCGTTTTTCCTGCCGATAAGGGCGACATCGTCTTCGGACGGAAAAGTCGCCTTGTAGTCTTCCACTGAGCTCGGCGGTTCGGCCAGCTCGCATCTTCTGTCCGCCAGTGCGTTGAGGGATGTCGTCAGGAATCCCTCGTATTCGTAGAAGTACGCTTGTGACAGGACTGGCCCGATATAGTATCGGTTGTCGTACACGGCGCCATCCTCCTCGAAAAACACAATGACTGTCTCGCCAGGCTTGGGCCTGACGTGTATCAGTTTCGGAAGCAGGGGGAAGCACCATTGCGCCTCCTGGTCTATTCCGTTTATTTTTACCTTGATACGCCCAGCGTCAGACGGGTCGGCGTCTGGCAGTACGTCGCAGAGTCTACATATGATATTCCTCTCCATTACCGTTTTGCCATTTCTTCTTTTATTTTGTCAGCTTCCTCACTTATCCTCACCAAATTGCTGTATGCCTCGATGTAAATAGGTTTGTATTCGTCGAACTCTGCTGTGAGCTCGGCCAAGCGTTCGGCGAGTTCATCCCTTGTCATTGTTTCGTAATCCATCATCTGACAAGCCCCATTATTTCGCCGAATCCTGTGTTGCTGGCGGTAACCGCACCACCGCCAACACCAACAGCCGTGCCAGCGATGTTCAGTGCTCCAGGAGGCATGGCACAGTTCACTACGGCGTTATTCTTTATCTCCTTTACAAGCTCCTCGCTGAAAACCTTGACGAACTGTGTGACCATGTTGGCACTTCCGTCTGGGTTGACGCCAGTCTCAATACCAATCTCAGGCAGTCTTGATATGACGGCTGTCGTTAGCGACATGGCTGACAGGCCAGGCCTGTTCATGATTTCGCAGAGCAGCAATATCGGCGGTATGGGCGGTGCTGGCACCCTTGTCATATTGAACGCCGACTTTATTCCTTGTGATATAGTCTCAATCCAACTCATTTTAGCATTCCTCGTTTATTTGTCTTGTTGCCTCCTCAATGTCGGCATAGTTCACCTCGTCTTGAGCCCAGTCGTACTCCCTGCCGTGAAGCTTAAGACAGTCCAGGCAGTGTTTGAGTAGTTCGATATGGTAGTGGTACTGCTCCAGTGACAATCTTGTCCCAAGGTTCTTCAGTAGTTCGGACACTATCTTCATCAACTCGTCGTAGAAATACTGCAGAATCTGGTCCCTGATTGAACGCACCAGCTCCAGTATCAGCTGCTTGAACATCTCGATAAATTTCTGCAAGTTGAATTCGGGCTTGTTGCCCATAATCATCAGGTTCATCATCAAGATAATGTACACCTTGGGGGAAACCACCACCATGACAATGATTTCTGTCAATGTCTGAATCAGGTTTTCGATAATGTTCAGGTTCGGGTTGTATTCGTATCCGTCCATCGCGTGCGGGTCGGTTGATGACACGGCGTCCATTATACAGCCCTTGATTACACTGTGGACTTCTTCCTGTGAGGCATCGTCAGATATACTGTTCAGCCTGTTGAGAATGTCGGCGGGGTCTGCCGAGTCACGCATCCTATCGTTATCGAACGGCCTGATGCCCATTCTGAGGAGTTCGCTCTCGTTGAGCATCGCGTCATACTGGTCGTTCGTGAACGCGAAGAAGCAGTCGTTGACTATGGCGTCGTCGGTCTCAATCACCCTCCTGACCATCTCGCGTATCTGGGCCTTCACGACCCTTTCCTCGATTGACAACTCGAAATCCAGGCTGAAACATTTGGTTATCGCGTCGATAAGCTGTGCCGTGACGACCTTTCGGTCATAAAGCTGGCAGGACATGATGAAATCCTTGTTGAACTCCATCAGCGGCCTGTGGTAATAGTAGTTCTTCCTGGGGTCTGGGTATTGCGCGTACCCGTTCTCGTCGGCTGCGGTCTTCTCGAACGACATCTTTCGGCTCGACACACTGGCCAGGCACTTGGGCTGTTCCATGCCTTGCGACATGACGCTTCCATTAAGCAGTTGGTCGAAAACAACCACCTTTCCTGTATCGCCTATTGTGTGCAGTGTCATGTCGCTTATCGTGTAGTTCTCCACGTCAATCACTGGGGTATCGGCCAAGACGCCAGTTGTGAGGTAGGTTTTCATTTCGGAAATCTTCCTCAGGTCCATGCTCCTGTCCAAGCCGAGCATTTCGATATAATCGTCGCCCAAGCCCATTTTCAATGCGTCCGTGTGTTTTTTCCCATACCATTTTCCAACTTCTTCGGCAAGTTCATCCATGTATTCGATTGTGCTGTTAAGGGCCGCAAGAATATCCTGGCAGTCCGTAATCGCCCTTTTGGCGTTCGCTCCGTCGGCTGTCTCTATCGGCTTGGCACATCCGACAAAGCAGTGGAGTGCATTGTGCACTGGCTCCTGCATGAGCTGGGCCCCGCCTTCATAATCCTTCAATCCGTTGTCCCTGATATTGTATTCGAATGTAACTATGCCGTTGCTCTTCGGTTGTTTCTTGCCCGCACCGACTGGTTCCGTCGGGGCCAGTCTGCCTTTCTCGTCACGCCAGACAACCCTTTCGTTCGGGTGGTTTTTGGCGTACCACAGGACGGCGTTCAGGTCGCTCGAGTATGCAACCTCGCTCTCCCTGGACATGCCGTCGCATCCGAAATAGTAATATTTACCGACACCAGATTTTTTGCTTATCGGCGAATACCTGAATATGTTTAACAAGTCTATGGCATTCAAGTCGAACACAACACCGTACTTTACGTCGTCATACGTGATTAGCGGCACAATCGAACAGGTCAGCATTGTCTGTATGTTCGACAGTAATATGGCCTTTGTACTGACTTCCATCACTGGGATGGCTATCTGGATGTACTCGGACACCTTGTCGACAATCTTGTCATATCCGTCGGTTGTTTTGAGAAAATCAACCAGCAGTTCTATTGGGTTGTTTGACATGTTCATAGACGGCAAAGAGTTGCTGGACTGCACCTCAGGGTACATGTCCAGAGCGGTCATGGCACCGTGTATCAGCCCGAACGCTTCTTTCTTTGCTTCAAGTGCATTGAACATTACTTAATGGTGTATTTTATTGGCTTATTGTCGTTCTCTGTCTCAGACAGTTGGCTGACAAAGTCGCCCCAATTGCCTGGAACCTCGCCTTCGGTAAACGCATTCTGGAGGTTTCCGTTGTATTTCAGGATTTCCGACATTAGCTTGGCAATTTCGAACTTTCGCCCGATGGCTCTGTCCTTGGTTGCTATGAAATCGTTCATCGCCTTTGAGAACTTGGCCTTTCCGTCAAGTATCTCGTCATTAAGGTTGGTCGACATCTCTATCTTGTTGATAAGCCTCTGGGCCTCCTCGATATTCTTGCAAGCCTCGCTGTATATCTCCTGAAGAAGTTCCTCGATTTTATCCTTTGAGTCGAGTTTTATTTTATATTGTTTCAAGTTTCTCATAACATAGGAGATTTATTAAGATAAATATTTCGTTTAAGGATTCTTGTTAAGAAGTATTTCTTTAAACCTTTCATACGCAGCGGCATACTTTTTCTTGGATTCTCGTATTACATTTGTTTTCAATTCAGTCGTGTCTTTTATATAGGAATCTACAGTGGATTTGTTAAGTTTTTTGGATTCGTTTGAAGTGAAAGCCGTGTCAAAAAGAATGTCCCAGTTTCGCATAATATGGACTAAAGCATTTCCTACCTTGATATCGTTTTCATTGAGATTGTTTTCGATAGAATTGTTAATCATCTTCTCAATCTCGTTGGCTGTTTCATGCAGCATTTTCTGGGCGAACGTCGGTTCGTTGAACGGGTCGCCCATAGACACTTGCCTGGTGTCTGGGTTGGCCTCGTTGTAAACCGTGTCGTATGAAAGCGTAGAAGAAATCCTGTCCTGGGCCTTCTGCCTTTCATGTATGAGGTAGTTTTTGCAAATAGTGCCGAAATAGGAATATGCCTTGGTGTTCTTACTTGGGTCGTAATGGTTCATCTTCATGGCGATGAACCCCATTGCGTCACTGAACGTGTCCTCAAACTCCTCTCCTGGTTTGAACAAAGTGTAACGTCTAATAATGCTCTCGACCATCCTGGTGAAAGCTGGGTAAAGTATTCTCGAAAAAATGTAGTTCCTTTCAGCGTCGTTGGTGCTGGCACAGTAGTCGCGCACGGCCTGTTCCTCTACCTCGGAGAAGTACATCTTCTTTTTGTCTGGGTTCGGTTTCCTGCCGCGCTTTTTCTTTACTGGCTCTTCAGCGACGGGAGCTTGTACGGTGTCCTGTACAAGCTCTTCGTTTGTTGTTATCGTTGTTATGTCTGTCATTGTTGTTATCGTTGCCTCTTATTTCAGGTCTTCGGATTTCACTCTCTCTGCGATGATGCCCCTGTTCCTGTCTTCGTCGTAGGGGTACTCTCGTTTTGCCAGCTCGAACCACAGCGGGTTGGTGTCTTCTGGGATTTCCTTGACATACTGGTCTACGAGGCTTCCGCCCCTGAATAATTCGTGGTGGTATCCCTCTTTCGGGATAACGTAGATTTTCTGCTTCTTGTTCTTGCTTGTGGCGCGCAGCAGATACTCGTAGTTGAACGCCACCTTGATTGACGGCTTGTACCCGAGCCAGTCCGATGTCTTGAATATGCCGCCAGTGAGGTTGAACGACGCGCAGTTGTCAAGGCACTCGAAGTCAATCACGCCCATTTCGCTCGAGAATGACGAGGCCCACACAATTTCATTCACGAGCTCGGAAGTGTTATCTTTCTGGTTGTGGACCACGTTGATTGGCAGGAACACGCTCACATCCTCGTTGGTGTTGTGATATTCGTCGAACATATTGAACCATTTAGGCGAGTACCAATCATCGAACTCAAGGATTGAGAAGAACTCGGTGTCCACGTTCTCGACTCCAAGATTGACCTGTGAGCAATAGTCGGTATTGCCTTTGTTGTACACATATCGGCATTCGTTGTTCGGGAAGTGCAAGTCGTCCGTAGCCTTGTCGTAAGGACGGACAATGAGGAGCTTGACTTTTCCGCCCTTGTAGTTTTCCGCGGCGGCTCTGACGCTGTCGACGGCCTTGTTCAGCATCTGGTCCAGCGGGCTGCTGTACGCGTCTAAAAGTATAGGGATGATAACTGTTATGTCTTTCATTAGTCTTCGTTGGTTTTTTCGATTTTATTCTTTCTCATATTGAGGACTGCGTTGAATTCGAGTTTCCTCTGTTCAACCATTCCGTTAACGAGTTCCGCCAGGTTTTTCTCGAACGCTTTCTTGGTGTAGAGTTTGTTGGTCTCTTCCATTTCCTTGTAGATTACCCCAGGGACATCGTCCTGCATCCAGCTGCCGATAACGTCGGCGAGAATGTCTGGGAGACTTCTCATGTTGTCGAACCAGATGGCGTTGTCGCGGATTTCGCCTTCACTGTTGAGCATCCACTCCTGGATATTCTCAGGAAGCTTTCCGATAACGATATTGCCGCAGCGCATTGCTTCCAGGGCACCGTAGCCGAACGGCGTATCGTCGTCAATCCAGATGGTGATGGCACTTCTCTTGAGCTCCTCGGCATAGAACTCGCGGGCTTTTCCGCGAAGGTCTGTGAATGACACAAACTTGTAGACTGGGTATTTCCAATAGAAAGTCTTCATCAGTTTGTTGACATCGCTCTGCCTCTTGGAAATTACATTGACAAGCAGTTCCTTAGGCTTGACGGGTTTTCTGAAATATTCAGGTATTGACGGGCTTAGGACGCTGGTCTTCACATACGGGAACACTTCCTTGATAAGGTCGGCCTGTAGTTTCGTGGTGGCGATGCAGTCGTAGATACCGAAATTGGACCACTGGCTTCCGAGCGGGACTGAATCCGTGACATAGTCGAAATTATGCAATATTACGTAACGCTTGCACGGAACTTTGTAAATCTTGGTCTGCAGCATAAGGGCGGAGAACGCCTCTGGGATAAGCAGGAAGTCTGATGGCGCCGACGACCATGCATCCTTCTTCGAAATGTTCAGATGCGGAAGCTCGGCGTATTCGGCACCCATCCAGTCGCCGACTCCGCAGAACACCTGCGGGTCTGTCGGGTCGTAAGTACCTTTTGCCTTCATCTTATTGACCTGCCTTGGCGACAGCTCGTTGTCAATCTGGTACAGCATGCACACATTGTAGCCAAGCTTTGAGAGGGTCATCGCCATATCGTATTCGTAGACGAGCATTCCGTTGGGCGTGTTCTTGCTGTCGATAGTGAAGAAGAAAATCGTGAAGTCTTTTTTGTCGAGACTTTCAATGTTTTTTTCTATTCTGCCGATTACGGCATTTTCATCTTTTTTTGCCATTATTCCTCGTATTCTATTTCATAGATTATTCCCATTTCAAGCAGGGTGTTGAAAGCCAGCTTCTGCCCAAAGTGCATTTCGGCTGGAGAATTGGTCAGTATTACACCGCCAGTCCCGTCTGATATAGGCGTGAGCAGTATATTCAGAAGGTTGTTTATCAAACTGTACCTGTATGCGGACATAACTTCGTTGACATTGCTGCTGGTTTCGGTGATTTCCTTGTTCATAAGTTTAATTGAATCGGCGGCGGCCTCTTTGCCGTCCTCCCCTATGGCCACCATGGGGATGCCGTATGACTGCGATATTGTGGTCTGCTTGTCGTTCTCGTCATCCTCTTTGGACGACACAGCCTTCATGAAAGCATCCACACTGACACTATAATATTTTCCGTTAAAAGCGAACGAGTCTTCCATTATATCCTGTGTTCCAGTATCTTTATTATTGTTTCGTCCTTGTCGGCGATGATATCCATCAACGAATCGAACGAATATCCCGCCTTACATTCCTTGTTGTATGGCTTGTTGACCTTCACCACAACTTTGCCCTCAGGACAGTTTTCGATGAGGGACGGCTGTGCCGTGACAACGATGTCGGCCCTGTCGTATATCGTCATGGAGTCTATCGGGAAATAGACTTCACGGACTCTGAACGTGTTTCCAGACAGAAAGGCGAAAGTCGACTGGATGGACAGGCCCATCTCGAACGGGGAAAAGAACATCACCTCTGGGACGTTCTCCTCGTCAAGGTCTCGGAGGGTTTTCTCTGTCCAGTCGTTGAGGACATACGGAAGCATCTTGTCGCAGCACTGGGCGCGGCCGTAAAGCTCATACGGATAGTCCACGTATTTGAATTTGGCCAGGTCGTCTCGGTCCTCGAAAGGATACACTTCCATCTGGTCGAACGAGTCTATATCCTCAAGCTTTATCTCGAACTGAGGGTCCATGTACTTCTGGTACACTTCCATGAACCTGGACATGTTGTCCCTTATGACATCGTTGATGTCTATCGCAATCTTCATCACTTCGTGTATGCCTCATATTCGTTATTGTCCGCGTCCACGAACACAATTCTGGGATACGAGTACTCCAGGTTTCCCGTCCAGCCGCAGTTTCCGCACTTGTGAACGTTCCTTTTCTCGAACGTGAACGGGTTGTACATCGGCGGGCACGTACTGACGATTTCCTTCCCGCATTTCGGGCAATACCCTTTTACAAGGACTGGCCTGACATCGATTCTTTCAGTCTTTATTTCACTTTCCTTTACAACTGTAGCATAAGGGTCAGGCTGTTCACAGTATTGCTCATCTAACATGCTCTTGTTCGCTGCCTTTTTTAGGTATTCAGTCTCCGTCATTAGTTCGTTCGGGTCGTCGGCGTCAGGGTAGTTGCTGTTCTCATCGGCTTCACTGATTCCCCGCTCGTCCATGATAAACTCGGTGTCGTCGTGGCGGACCATCGTTTTTTCATGTTCTTCGATAAGCTTTCTCTCTTCGGCAAGTTTCTGCTCGAACGCAGCGAGCTGAGGCTCCGTCATTGATTTCTTTTCTTCATCAATGGCACTTTTGTAAGCTTCCAGGTAATTGGTCATAATATTATGTATAAATGTTTATTATTGGGTAATATATGGATAGTGTTTCCAAAAACCAAAAAAAAAAACGGGCCTGTAGCCAAGCCCGTTTCATTTCGTATGCAAGTACTTATGATGCTGGAAAGTAAAATTCCCCAGGCGTTACTGGGACATCAGGCTCATCGGGGTCTGGACTTGTCCCGTGGGCGGTCGTCACAATTACACCTTGCCCTGCCAGCACATCATCCTCGGTTACTGTATGACTTACTGGCCAGGTCAATGTTTCTCCTATATTTATAGTTTCGAATGGTTCTTCTAATACTTGTTGTCCCGAACTTTCAACCGTAACTGTGCCGTCAGTGATAGTCAGATTTCCGCTGTTGGTTACCGAGGCTTGAAGATTAATAACGTCCCCCTCGTGGTAATAGCCACTACTACTCCCATTAATCTCAACAAGCTCACAATCTAAATGGCCGCTTGGGTCTTCAGTTTGAATAGACACAGTGCCTGAAGTGGCAGACCCATCGAAACCGCCGACCTGCGAAACATTGGCTATGTATTCAAATTCAGCTGCGTAATTCAAAATGTCCGTTTCGGTAATATTCACTACATCAGTAAATTGTTCACTTTGGCCTGGCATGAAATTCTGCACACGTTCTGTGAACCCCGTGCGTTCGCACTCGACTAAAACATCATCTAATGTGACATTGCCGTCGTTAGTTACAGTTACGGTGATGTCTACAGCTTCACCGAATGCTGCCTCATGCTCACCGTTGATGGAGTCACGGGCGTCCACTGTAACATGTGGATTGGGTTCCTCTGTCGCAATACGAAGGGTCTTTGTTACAGGCTGTGGGTCTGGACCCACAGTCGCAGTGGCGCTTACTGTAAAATCGACGATGCATCCGTTTAAAATGTCGAATTCGTCTATCGTAACAGACGCTGTTCTACTCAGGGTTCCCCCTATAGCAAGACTACTTACTGACCAGTTATCATCTGTCTTCTCCGAGACTAATGCTAAGTTTTCCAAGTCAACTATCCCTGTGTTCGTGACGACGAACTCCAACCGTATGGTATCACCTAACATTGCTGGGCCATCGGTAACGGTTAACTGCCGTATCTCCACGGACATTTCACCAAGGCTGTCCTCGGCCCTTCTGCGGCGTACAGAGCCGTCCTCCGACACATATGACAATGTATCGATGTTCGGGTTGGCCACATATGCGGCATCCCTTTCGTCTATGCTGCTAAATTTTCTTACCTGTCTCATGTTCCATGTTTTTATATACATAAATATGGCGGAAAAAAAACCAAGACGGTTAAGCCTTGGTCTGAATAAACAAATAAACACCACAAACCTATGTTTTCATTGTTTGCCTGTACAATTTCTCCTGTTCTTTTTTGATACAGTCCTGGCACAGCATCCTGCCGTAGTCCCATTCGCTCATCTCAAAGTCGAGGAACTCGGTGGCCGACCCGTCTGTCTGGGTTTCTCCGTCTTCGTCGGACGGGGCCACTTCGGCATTGTCTCCGTCCACCGTCACCAGTTTCGCCCGTCTTATTTCCAAGTTGTCGAGGGCTCTGGCATCATAAGTCACGACCTTTCCGCACCCTGAACACTTGTAGGTTCTTATGTTCATTTCTGGGTCGTATGTGGTTGTCAGTTCCTTGGGTGCCTTCTCGGCGTATTTCCTGGCCATCCTTTCGGAGTAAAATTCCTTTGTCATGTCCGTGCCGCCGTCGATAATCTTGGCCGCAAAACGGATAACGTAGTCGCCGTCATACTCGACGACACATTCGAACTTGAGGTCGCCGAACTCGAACCTAATCATGTCGTCCAGTCTGTAGGCTTTGTATGTTTCGAACGAAAGCCTTGTGATGTTTGTCACATCCGAGCGAATTTTCTGGTTTTTAATTCTCTCGATTTCATGGACGAATGCTTTAGATATGAACACCTTGTCGTCTGGATATTTGGATACATACACATCAAGGATTGCCTCGGTGTCGGTATCCCCTTTCTTCACTACGACTTTCTTGGCGAACTGCTCGAGTTTGAACCTGGCCGCGCCGTCCCTTTGGATTGTTATATTGTACTGTTTGGTTCGGTCGGCATATTTCATGTCGTCACCAACCCTGAGCAATGCGTCGGTGACAGTTTCGACCTCCAGTTTGTTTTCCTGGACGGTTACAATCTCTCTGTTTTCCTCATTTTCTATCTTGATGAACTTGCTGTCGTTGAGTTTCTTCTTCTTGGCCAGTGTAGGCGAGAAGTAGGTATAGTGGGTTGATTCCCTGGCCACTTCGTATGTCCTGTACCTCAAATCCACGACTTCCTGGGTAACCTCCCCGCGAAGGAGGGCCTTGGCGACGCTGTGGTCGCTGACCTTTTGGCTGATTGTCGAACCCCCGTCCACGTCGCCGCCGTTCAAGTGCAGGGCCTCGTCCTCGGTTTTCTTCATGCCGAGGATAAACCCGAACCACAGGAACTTGAGATATTTGAACACCTTTTTCATGCTAGCTCATCAGGAATGTTTCCAGGTCGTCTTCCATCTGCGAGTATTTCTCGACAAGGGTCTTTCTCTTGGACCTGAGGTTGTCCAGTTTTGTCTTGGCCTCGGTGATGATGGTCGCGTACTGCTCCATGGCGGTCTGTTCCACGACGTTCATCTCGGAGGTTTCGGAACCGTTCTGGTACGCCACTCGGTATCTTACGACCTCAGGGAGGCTGTCGATGATTTGCTTTATCTCCGCGTCTGTTTTCTGGATTGCGTATACATACAGATGCTGTTTGGCTTCAAATTCTGTTGCGGTCATTGCCATAATTGAAAATTTTTTATTTATTATTGTAACCGTTAATATACAAGATTGGTTGAAAAATCCAAAATTATTTCAAAAAACCGAGTTCGTACACCATCGGCCTCATTTTATCCGAAAGTTTTTTAAACACCGCGTTGAAGTTCTTTAGTAATCCAGGGCTGTATTCCTTGCACATTGCTTTTACTTGGTAGAACCCAGCGTCCCAGTTGTTTATCTGGTACTCTGGATGGTCCTTATTGAAAACTTCCCTGAACATGAATGTTTCCGTCACTATGTGCATTCCGAACGACAGGACCAGACTGGCCTCGTCCGAAAAGTCCCTGCCCTGCATATGCTTGAACATGAAGCGTTCCTCGGTTCCAGAAATACTATCATGGAGGCATTGGCTGTTGCCGTTGTCAAAGGCCATCTGGCTTATAGCTCCACGCGGCATGAAGAACCATTCGTTCTTGACATCCCACTTCGAGCCCCTGTATTCAATATTTCTCAACGACGACTGGTTAGCCGAGCTGTGGAACAGGGAGAAGACCAGGCTGTCGTTGACAAACTCGCCCCATTTCGAATGCTCTGTGTTCGGGGCCAGGTACTCGTCCTTGGAATTGACCCAGTTTTTCTCGACCAGCTTCCTGGCGGCGAACAATGTGGCACATCTGTCGAAGTTGTCGGCGTTTATCCCGTGTCCGTGGCCGTTTCCGTAGGCGCTTGAGAACAGGGCGGCCATCTGCATGTTCTGGTCGACGTTGTTCCCGCCGTTGTTGAAGTATCCCAAGTTGTTCTGGAAATTCCTTCCAAGATTGTTGGGTTTGTCCCTGACAGTTATGCCGCTGCTCAGGTTCGGGACGTCGAATGTCTTAAGCCCTTTCACAGGTTCCTTGGCCCAGTCCGAAGCTGTGACGAGCCCGTCGGTGTTGTATACGGTTTTTTCCCCGCACTCCACGACGCTTCCGTCCACGAGGTCCACAAGTGTGTATTTGAAATTGTTCCTGTCCTCCGTCCTGCCGCTGTGCCACACACTGAACGATATGCCCCAGTTGTCGGCACAGTCGTCGAAATAACTGGCCTTGAACTGGATTCCATAGTCGAAAGCGAACTCTTTCAGAAATAGTTTCCTGAACTTTTCACAACTGGACCCGCTCAAGAACAGTGTCGGGCTGAACAGGGCTATGCGGCAGTTCGACAGACGGAATCTCTGTTTTATCGACACTATGTTATACAGGAATTGTATATACAGGTTCTGGCTGCATCTTCCCATGCCGTTGGATAGCATCTCTGCGTTCACGGCAGTTTTTGCGACGCCGTCCTTGCTGGTCTCGTCCCTGTTGCTGGCCGCTGCATACGGCGGGTTGATGAAGAACAGGATAGGCCTGTCGGCCTGCAGGTCGTCTATAAGCTGGTCTGGCAGTTTGTCCAGGCCATCGTTGAGGAAATCAAACTGGAATGCGTTCGGACTGTGGCAGCCGTCAATCTCATCCTGTCTGAGCGTTGAATTGTATAGTCTTGAAAACGTATGTTTCTTTGTCAGGTTCCTGGTGCCGCAGCAGCAGTCCCAGACGACGTACTTTTCTTTCCAGTCATCACCGAGGTATATAGTTATAATATCATGTGCTTTGTCGGCGAAAGGCTCTGGGGTGTAGAATTCGCCCTTATATCGGCGTTCAGTGTCTTTGTCATTCATATATACAAATATAATAGAATGACAGACAAATATACAAAAAAAAAAAAGCCTCGCCGCCGAAGCTGCGAGGCAACGATAACAACGATAACAATTAACTCTATATTTCGTCAGATATCGGATGAGATAGCCTTGCAAGCTCTTCCCTAATCCTGTTTTCAGCTATGTCGAAATAACCCTTGTCGTTCTCGAACCCAATGAAGTTGCGTCCCTCTCTGATACACGCGATTGCGGTGGTGCCACTTCCGATACAGTTGTCCAGTACAAGGTCGCCCTTGTTAGTGTATGTGCGCACAAGGTATCTGAACAAGTCCACTGGCTTCTGTGTCGGATGCAACCCAGTCTCGGTGTTGAATTTCTGCCATGACGACGGGACGCGGAGTTCTGGCAGCTTGTTTTCCTTTCTGGTGCCGAACTCGTGGTAGTTGGTCGAACTGGTCTCGAACTTGACATTGTACTTGACCCTGTCCAGGCCTCCGCCAGTGCGCGGCTGCATCTGCTTGTTGTACGTCCACTTTCCCTTGCTGAACACTAACACTTCCTCATGTTCCTTCATAGGCTCCCTCACGGTGTTGGCGAAGTTAGAGCCACGATTTTTAATCCATATCCACTCGTGGCGGAAATCCTTGAGGTTGCTCATGACAAGCTTGGACGTGAACGGCTGGCTTGCGGTCAGGACTATCGCAGCAGTTGGTTTGCATATGCGGTCGTACTCATTCCACAACAGGTCCAAGGGTATAATGGAATCCCATCGGTTGGAGGTCGTCCCGTAAGGTAAATCACATATAACACAATCGATTGAGCGGTCGTCTATGTGTTTCATGCCTTCAAGACACCCTTCGTTATATATCTTGTTTGTTTCTATCATAGTAATTCCGTTAGATTCCTGTGTGGCCGAACCCTCTGCTGCCCCTCTCCGTCTCACTCTCGAACATGTCCACCTTGTTCAGTTCCACCCGTTCCTTGTAGTATACTGGGCAGACCACGGCCTGGGCGACCTTCTCGCCGTCCTTGATTGTGATATCGTTATTTGAGAGGTTCACCGCGATTACACAGCACTCCCCCAGGTATTGGTTGTCGACCGTGCCAGGTGTGTTTAGGACACTCAGTCCCTCTTTCAATGCCCTGCCGCTCTTGGGCCTGACCTGTATCTCGCAGCCTTCGTCTAATTCGAAATATATCCCAGTGTGGATTAAAGCCCTTTCTAACGGCATAAGGGTTATTGTCGGAACGCCGTCTATCACTGGGTGGTCGCTCGGCGTAATCCAGGCCCTTAGGTCCATCCCGCTGTCGCCTGGCTTGGCATAGTCTGGGTCTGGATGCGGCGACTTGTTTATATAGTTCACACGCTTTTTACTTGTCTTATGTATGTCACATGGCGCGGCACCATTCACACTTTGGCCTGGAACATGCCCGTTAATAATACAATAGTCTCTTTCGTTCATGTTATTTTTCTTCTTCGAATTTGTTATTTTCAATGCTTCTGAGGTATTCCTGGCGGAGCTCGATTAGTGTCAGCATCTTGGCGGTTTTCACTATTGCATACAACGGGCTCAGGAACCTCTCGCCTGTCTCGTCGGAAATGTCGATTGTAGAGAAAGCGTCAAACTCCTCCTCGGACAGTTTGATACCGTATCTCTGGCACAGATAGAGGCTGCGCTGTCCAAGCTTCATCTTGGTCTTCATTTCGGCGAAGTCGTAGTTAATTCCCTTGCGGCGCTTCCAGTCTTCTGACGTGGGGACGAACATCTCGGCCTTGGCCAGGTTCATAAGCAGGAGCACACGCATAAGCATGTACTGGCTGACACACAGGCATGGATGGCTCACAGTGTCCCCGCTGTTCTTGCCCAGGGCGTTGTTGTTAATCTGGGCCCCTATCTTGCACAGTTTGTATAGGGTGACATCAATCAGCGAACCTGGCTCGGCACCACCGTATTCAACTTCTTTAGAATACGGAGCTATCTTGATTTTGTCACCGATATCCTTTATCATTTCTTCTGAATAGCAGTCATACTTTTTAAGATATTGCATGAAAAGGAGATAGTTTGCATTAATTTTGTCTGGCGTCATATTTTTTCGTTTTTTATACATCGCAAATATACAACAATTTTTTTTAGTTTCCAAAAAACAGACTATTTATAATCATAATAATATCTTAAGATACGACTAGCATGAAGAAAGTTATCAAACTTACCGAAACTGAACTTAAGCGTCTCGTTACAGAGAGCGCAAAACGTATACTGGCCGAAGAAGAGAGCCTCGGTTTTGACGGCACGCCTGAAGAATTCGACGGTGACGACTATCCTGGACTTGGCCCCGAATTATCTCAGCCAGAAAGATGGGATGACTATGACGCAGCTCAGGCGGAGCATGAAGCCAACATGTTGAACGACCATCCCCACCTTTACGACAAACCAGAAGGCTATGATGTTTCAGACGACTTCGGATGGCCGAAAGAAGATGACGAGAATGAGCCAATGGGTTTCGACCAGCCAGAAGACCCAGAACTTGAGCGTGCAATCGCCGAGGCTGTGAACAGGGTTCTTACAAAGGAGAAAAAAAGCCAGACCAGCAAACGAGCCAAGACCGTTGAGGAGGCTGTGGACAGAGTTTACGCCAGGATGTTCGAGAAGAAGTAAAAAGAACGTACACCTGTATAAAAAATTAAGCGGGCCTTCACGGACCGCTTATTTTTTTTTTTTGCATGAAACTTAGGCTACTTGTTTTTCACCTTTCCCTTTCCGATGTACTTCATGGTGCACTCGTAGACATTGCCGCTGGAATCCATGAATTTCAGGCTGTCCCCGATAGTCATCAGGCAGACTTTAGACGCCTGTGCACCGTCCTTGCCCTCGGTGAGCATCCCAGCCCCGTACTGCCTGAACTTCTTGTCCACGACAGCTTCTATGAGACCAGCGAGTTCGTTCAGGCTGAAATTGTAGCCAGACGGCTGCGCCTGTTGCTGGGCTGGTGCATACGTCTGCTTCGGCTGTTGATAGTCATGCTCTTCGTTCATTGGTTGCGGTTGTTGCTGCACGACTTTCTTCTTGTCCCTGCTGTCGAGTTTGTTGATAATGTCGAGTGTCCTGTTCTGAAGGCCCTCGCTCATAACCTGGTCACCTACGCTAATCCCGTCCATCGGTACGTCGAGCGGATTCTTCATGATTGATTCGAGTATTGCCTGCGGTAAGTGCGAGTTGCTTATTTGATAGTTGATATTGCCGCTCTTGATTTCCTCCATTTCCTTGTTCGGGTCATAAACCTCCCTCATTTTACCGTTCGGGTACTGTTCGTACATAGCCATCCCGTCATCCGTAGGGGCGCCGAACGCCATTTCATCCAACAGGTTAATGTCGGTACTGGTAAACGTTTCCTTTATCCTTTGCTGGCCGTTCTGCCGCGGCTGCCTCTGTGGCTGTGCGTTGCCGCCGCTGGACTTCTGCTTCTTGGCGGTATCGAGCATATTCTGTAGGTTTGCCATTGTTCGTATATTGTTTTTCATTAATTTATTCGGGAGAGTCAAAAAACCCAAATCATTCCTTTTCAGATTTCCCCATGTCTTTCTTCTCCTGGTCCATGTTGTACAGGATGCGGTTTCCAGAATCAGCCCTGTTCTTGAACATCCTGTCAGCTGACGATAGGCCGTTGGCGTACCTCTCCCATCTCCTCCTGCTGGCCGAAAGGTTCTTGTTCTGCCAGGGCTCCCTGTTCATCACTCTCTGGTCGAATTTTGCGGTCGCTATCTCGTCGTCGTCCCAGTTGTGCATGTAATCGGCGTATTCTGGCTCGTTCTCGGCAGTGTTCCACAGCTCGTCGTTGTTTAGTATATCGCTTCTGTCCGCGTTGTTGACCTTGTCCCTGAGCCTGTCGAGCTCGCCGCTCATGGTATCCTTCTTGTCTGGCGTGCCGCTGACGTTCCTCGGCTTGTAGCTCTTGTCTGGTTCCCTCGGGCCAGCGTCTGTCGGCGTGTTGTCGGTGTACATGTTGAACGAACCGTTGGCCTTTCTGTTGTTGTCGATATCGACCTTGATGTTGGCTTCCTGGTTCTTGACGTTCTTGTATCCGAGGTCCACTGTCTCGTCCCCACTGGTTCTTGCGACCTTCGTCTTCGACACGGCTGCGACTTTTTCCTTTGTTTTCGGGCCGTTTGTGACACCGCCAGTGGCGTCTACGCCGTTGCCGAACTTCACGACATAATTCACGACCTGCATGAGGTCGTCCCCGTTCTCGTTGAAGTCGCCTATATTTTCCGTCGTGTCTGGTATGTCCTCCCTGTGGAATTTCTTCTTGGTTTCTTCCCAATATGAAATCCTGTCAAGCCTGAAATATTTCCATCGCTTGGCCATTGTGGTGGAGTCGCCGAAAGGCTGGTACGCCCTGACTACAGGGTTGCTCGCCTTGGTCAGGCCATAAGCGACAGGGATGATAGCACGGGAACCAGTGCTGTCGTCCTTTCCGTCCGTATGGTAGTTGATAATCACATACGAATGGTTGTCGATTGCCTTGCAGACCTGCTCTGGAGTCGCTGATTCTTGCAGCAAAATTTTCTGTAGCAATCCGTTGAAGCCCATGCCTTTCGTATTAGAGATTAAGGTACTTGATATTGTCCTTCAAGGACGTTCGCCGTTGTGTCGATGCTGCCATACGGGTTCTGACGGCTGTACAGGCTTCTTGCAATCGCAATAGCCCTTGCATCGTTATCCGCGTTGTTGCCTGGGTGACTGGTTATGGCTGTGTCGAAATTGGAATAGTCGAAGACCCCAAGCTGTGAGGTGCAATGGGGCAGCCAATGGCCGTGTCCGCCGTGGCCAGTTCCCTTGCCGTTACGGTCCCCAGTAGAGAGAGCGTCTGGATGGGTCGCGGAATATTTGTTGTTCCTGGTGTAGTCACTTCTGATTTCCATCTCGTGACGGGCCTGCATTGAATATGTTTCAAGACAACTTACCATTTTATTTGATGTTTACTTGTTATTATTAATAATAAATAGTTTTTCAGCCAATTCTCTCGACTGTTTCTCAGTCAGAACGATAACGTGTTCCTTTACACTTGACAGTTCCTTCAGCCTGTTCAGCTTGTTGAGGGTGGCTGGGTTGTATGTCGGCGTCCTGTCGTCCACTTTTACCACAGTCGTTTGCCTGTCCCTCTCGTCCTTGTCCCTGGTTTTTACGCCAGCCCGCTGGTCTGCCTCCTTGTTGGATTTAACAATCTTGGTGGCTGTGTCGAGGGCGTTGTTGACCCAGTTTTTCATTGTGTCCCCGCCGTACAGCTCGTACTGTTTCGTCCTGGTGGCGTTCGTGTTTTTGTCGAACCAGTTCTTGATGCGTTTCATCTCGTTGTATGGGATGCCGTTGTCCAGGCCGAGTATGTATTCGAGGTGGTCGTAGGCCTCCTTGGTGGTATGGTTGGAAGTCAGTTCCTCTTTCTTGTTGTCCGACATAACGGATTCAAGATGGGACCTCACGCCGTCTGGTATCACCCAGCGGCGGCCCTTAAGCTCGCTGTTCCCCCCTTCTGTCAAAAAGTGTATCATTTCATATCCTCCTGCACCACCAGGCTCTGTTCGACAATGCGCCCGCCACGTCGTCGGTAGTGGTGTTTACTGGGACGTGGTCTGGTGAATCGTTCGGCGTGTTGGCGAAAACCTCCTCGCTGTGGTTCGTGTTCGATGTTTCGTTGCCCAGGTAGCTGAACGGGGCCTCCATGATGGCTTTTTTCAGGGATTCCAGCTGGGCTTCGGTTATTTTGATGATTCTCTTGCTCATTTATACAGTAAATTATATTTATAAATATATTAAAGAAAACAATGAGCAACATATTAAACCATAACAGAATGCCTTTTGATTTCGGTGTGTCTAAATCGGACTACTGGGATACACATTTGTATTTACCGCAAGGCGGTGGCAATCTGAAAGATGGGTTGCAGGACGATTGTTTGTCGGCATATATCGAAACCACTATCAGGGATTGCATAGTCCCTATCGAAAATGTGGACAACCTGGCATCGCTATCGCAATATAAATGGGTAGATTCTGTGAACAAAGGTTTAATACTTAACAACATAGGTCTTACTGGTGTCGATAACGGCCTGTTAACATTCAACAAGGACACGATAACCGAAGAGGAATTCAACGAAATCTACACCAAATCAGTCCTTGAAGTAGAGGCAGACGACTACAGGCTGATGCTCTCGCCAGTCGACGGGAACACCAAAATGTACGACTACCCTTATGAATTTGTCTCCGACCAAGACGGGAACAATGTTGCAAAGCTAGACGGCGGCTTTTTCCAGGGTTTCTTCCAGTCTGGCGACGGATGCGAGTACAAGGTCCTGCCTACCAAGCTAGGAAACGGATGGACTCTGGAATTCGTTCTAAAACCAGAGGACTGCGAGGACAGTGAATACAACACGCTGAACAAAAAGTATCCTGAAAACAGCGGCATTTTCTTCTACATAGGGACCAGGGCTGAGAACAAGTGGTGGAAATACTATAGCACTGACGCGAATGCCCCAGACATTACAACGTCTGACGGTATATCCCTGGCTGACGGGAATCACTACACAACGACAGACAACAAGTTTTTCACATATAACAGGACAAAGAGCGGGTTCAAGGCAGACAGGGACAAAGACGGCGGCGAAGCTATGATTGTAAAAGACAAGCCAGAATCGTTGCTCAATTATTTCCTTGTGATGAACAGGGCCGAGGGGGGATACACCGCCAAGACAGCTGGAGAGATAGGCTCGGCCTACTCGGAAAAAGACTACGACATACTGGCCGACCTCTTTAGAAACGCTCTTGCGTTCAAGGTCAATGACGATGGAAGCGTAGGGTATCGGTTTATGGTGAAGGACTGCGACAGCGACACTGGCTACGCGATAAAGGAAGAGTGGTCATTCCCTGGAATGGTCATGAAACATGAATGGAACCACATAGCCGTCAGGGTTATGCCAGTGGTGAAGTTCGGTGCAGAATCCTACAACTATGACAGTTCCCTGGACTATATGCGCCTGGCTTTCTATGTGAACGGAAAGCTGGTACTATGGTCCAAAATGATACCGACGCTGTTGCTTAGAGCTCTGAACGACAACGAGACGAAACAGGAAGCTGTGCCTTACAACATATCGCTTGGCGGCGGAACGCAGGGGCTGTGCGATGTTGTATACGGCAAGGACGCGCAGCCTGGCGAACTGCTGTTTCTGGAAAAGGAGTTCGGCGGCTCTTTCTGCGGCTATTTCAAAACTTTCCGTTTTCACACCTGCGACATGGACTATCAGAAAATTCTCGCCAATTACCGATTTGAGAACATAGACGGGAAGACCCCAGCTGGTCTAGAGACCCTCAATATATACTACGGCGCTTTCAATATGTTCGACGGAAATCCAGGCTTGCTGCCTTCACAGATACCTTTGACGGACGCCAAGATACTTGAACTCCCAAGCATCGACGGTACAAACAAAAGTTTCAATATGGCCATTCCGACGGGGGTGAACAGGATTGTTATTGCATACCCCGTGGATTTCGGCCCGATAGAGAGTGTAACCGATGTGAACTGTTTCGGTTTCAATATCGTGGTCAGCTTCAAGGTGGAAGTTAGAAAACTGTTTGTTAACAATAAATTCGAAACATACTTTGTATACAAACTTGACTACGCTTTCTTGAACGAAAAAGTAAATATTTATAAGGTAAAGATAAACTAATGGCTAACAATATTGCATTTCCAACAATAAATCTGAGCGTGTCGCTTATGCCTACTTCGGCATTCCCGATGGACGCTAGGTCCCTTTTCACTGATATGGACGACATGAGGAATGCCGCTATGAGTGCAGTGGAGGTTGGTAGCAACGAAAGTAGCGATAGTCAATTTTATTTCGGGGAGCTTCTGACTTACAAATCCCCAGACAGTACCGAAGTTCAGACTTATAAGGTTGTGAACAAGCCTGAGTGGTACAACCTCATGAACATCGCAACGTTGACACCACAGCAGGTACAGGAAGTCGTCGAAAGGGTGGTTGAAGACCCGTCAATAGTAAAATTGGGGAACGATATCAATCTATTGACGCATCCTGCCCCGAACAGCGGCATCGTATACGATACCAATGACGGCCTGAGAGTGAATCTTGCCCTGAATTCTGGACTGCAACTGGGTAACGGAGGACTCGGAATCAGAACCAGCTCGGAAGGCAATGTGGCACTCACCGCAACAGACGACGGACTTAAGGGGGAATTTTCCTGGCAGGAGTTCAATACCGACAATAAAGGATAACCATTAACTATTTATAATAATAAACACCAAAACATATTTAACATGGCACTAGTAAATTTTTATAAGGGCAGCTATAGTTCGGAAGCATTACTCAATTTGTGCAAAACAGATGGTAATATCGTTTTTGACAACAATACTGGCCGTATCTATGTGGGCACGGTTGGCGAGGGTGCCGCCGAAGTTCCGAAAATCTACGGTTCCAACGTCGTTGACACAACGTTCGCCAACAATATTCTGACCATTACAAGGTTAGGCAGTGAACAACCAGTCACTTTGGATTTCAGCGACGTAGCCAGTGCGAAAAGTCTCATGGCCGTGTTCGACCAGCTCAAGGGCTATATGGGCATGTCCACTGGTTCGTCAAGCGAGACCGCCCCAGACTATAGCAGCGACACCACAGGTGTCCTGTACAATGCCTCGACCAGCACCGCAAACGCGGCCAATCTGGTTGAAGCCGACCTAGCTCTCGCCGCGGCAATAGCAAACGCCGACCAGGTTGACGATATACAGATTAACGGCGCTACCGTAATCAGCAACAAAATCGCCAATCTGGCGGTCGACGGCACATATAACGCAGCCACTAACAAGATTGCAACGGAATCGACCGTATCCGACGTAGTTTCAAGCCTCGATGCAGTAGCGGACGCGGACACCGCAAGCGGAACGGGCTATGCAACCGTCACCACAAGCACCCCGTCGGCTGACTTCAAAGTGCTTAATTCGGTGACAGAAACGGACGGAAAGCTGACCGCTGCCGAAGCATACAACATCAAGAAAGTCGCCGCGACCGCAGAGTCATCGGACCTTTTCAAAACGACCAATTCTACTTCGACATATAACACAACGGCAAGCGAAATTTCGTCAACGTGGATTAACGTAGTTAATTCTAACGCACTGGCAGATGGAGACACTGTAGACGCCGACCTCAACAAACTGGACAACAAGATTGCTGGTTTGGCCAACGAGATTATATACAACGAACAGACCGTCACCGCAGCAATCAACGAGGTAAGTGATTCGGTGGGTCTTGAGAATGACTTTTCACTCAGTCTTACTGGCACTGGCATCATCGGTTCAGACACCGATGTCAAATCGGCCCTTATACACCTGGCAGGGGCCATCACTGGCATGGACAGCACCGCAACCATCGCTTCCAAGAACGGGAATGTCGTCACATTGAAGGGCGGTCTCACCCAAGTGGACGGAACCGTCACAAATAACGCAAGCGCCGACATCACCCTTGCGAGCGTCGCGGTAACTGGCGAGGCAGCCGACGTGGCTATCGCGGACACTGGCAACCACTTCACGTCGCAGAACGTTGAAGGCGCCCTTGAGCAACTTGCGACATCAATCGAGTCACTTTCTGGCTCGTTTGACGTGATTGTCGCTTCAAACGCGGCTTCAACGCCGCAAGGCGTAACATGGGTCAACAACGGGACAACCGTTACTGGCACTCTTGTTGCAAGCAGCGCCACTTTCCACAAAATATACCTTGTCCGTGAATCCAGGGGAAGCGGGAACAACGCATGGGCTGAATACATAACAACCAAGATAGCCTCTGGAAGCACGGTGACATACGGATGGGAGAAACTCGGCGACGTCGGCGTGGACCTCACAGGTTATGCCAAATCCCTTACAGTGAACGGTAAGACATACCAGGTCGATACAAACTCCACAAACATCACTCTTACCGACCTTATCACCGCAGTCACAGGAGAGACGGCAATCAGCGGAGGCGACAGCAGCCTCGTAGCCGTGACAGCAACCACGACCAAGAACACCACTACTGGTGCCAATACCACGGCAATCGCCTCTTCGGTGAAGGTCGAAGAAGTAGCTGACGGACTGACGAAGGACTCCAC